AGAGCAGGAGAAAGAGTAAGCAAAGGCACTTGCAAACATATATGGAGTTGTGATTATTGGTTAAGACAAAATGACATTAATAAAAACAGCCAAAATTAAGGGAATAGAAAAAGAAGAAATTTATCAAAGACTAAAAACAGATATTCTTGAAGAACTTGATAAAAGAGTTTTTGGATTAAAAAATAAATCTGAAGATTATGATTCTTTATTAAATAGTTTTTCTGAAATTAATTCTGAATTTTTAAATAAATTATCTTATGATTTCTCAGAACAAATTAAACAAAATATTAAAAATGTTTTAAATTCTCCCAAAATAAAATTTCAAATAAAAGAAAAAATATACAATCATATTTCTAATAAAATGAATATTTTATCTGATAAATATCTTGATAAGTTTTTTGATGAAATAATTAAACCGGAAAAAAATGAAATTATAAAAAAATATGTTGAAAAGATAAGAGAAAACATACTCAAAAATGACTATGATTTATATTCTGAATTTGAAGAAAAAATAAATTCTAAAATTATGATGAAATTAGAAAAAATACAAGATAATTTTTTAGATAAACAATTTGAAAAAATTTTAAATTTAAAAGAAAATAAAATATTATTGCAATATATTGAAAAAATAAAAGAAAATATCTATTCAAAAACTATGTGTCTTTCTCCAGAATTTAATAGATTATTAAATAAAATTTTGATTGAATTAGACATTGGTGATAAAATAATGAAAGACAGTAAAAAAACTTGGGCGAAGATTAATGAAAAATAATTTAGGATTTACACTTGAAGAACAAGAAACAATTAATAGAGTAGTCAGAGAATACGGATTAACTGATTATTCAAAACATCTGAATAAAGTCTGTTTCTTTGGAAATGAAAGCAGAAGACATTTCTTAGCAAAAGCAAATCTGTGCTACAATCTCAAGAAAGAGAAGATTCCATTCATTACCGAATTCGGTATCTCGGGAAAAAAGGGAAAAGAGAATATCCCGGATATTTTGGTATTGAAACCATTGGTGGCTTTAGAAGTTCTCGAAAGCGAATCACCCGAAACATTTACCAATAAAGTCCACAAGGCTGCCAATGGTTTATTTTTTGTTCCAATAACTGCAGAAAGAGGAATGTTCTTGAATGACATTCATGAGCTACTATGACAAGAGGAAAACCACACACACGGAATATCAATAAAATGAAGCAATGCGATTTTATCTGCAAACAATGTGGAAAAAGACTTTATCTTACTTTGCTTATGAAAAGATACTGGTGTAAAGAGTGCAGAGAATACAAAGACAAAATAGGGCAAAGAACTAAATTCATTGACTTAAGATTAAGATGATAAAAATATCCATAACTCCTGAAGATATTGCAGAAGCAAAAAAAGTAATTAATAATTTTGATTCTGAGAAAATCTATAATAAATATGAATGTTCAAATAATTTTCTTGGACCTTTAGGAGAAATGGCTTTTGAAAGATGGCTCTGTGAAAATAACATTGAGCATTCTTATTATGGATTTAGGGATTATAAGCTAAGAACAAGCGACCCGGATTTTATTATTTTTGGCAAAACAATAGACCTTAAGACAACAATAGGGACTGAGCTTCACATCCAGAATCCTAAATTTGATATTTATATTTATTCTACTATCTCAGCCAAGCTTGATGAAGTTAAAATAATTGGTTATATAACCAAGGAAAAGATAATAGAATTAAAAAACAAAAATCTTCTGAAAACAATATTCAAAAACAATAATGAGTTTAATGTCATGAAAGTGATTCATCTCACTCCAATAGAAAGATTATTCAAAATAAAGGAGGATGATTTAGATTATGATATTAGGTAGCTGTAAATCTTGTGGCTCAACAAATCTTATAGAACATCATTTTATCAAAGATGCTTTCTTGTGCCGGAATTGTTGGAGTATCTTTTGGTACATAGATAATAAATGGACTTTTATGGGGAAAATGGAAAATGAAAAAGCAAGACAAAATCTTAAAAAGATGCAAGGCAAACACAAAAAACGGAAGACAATGTAGTTTCCCTGCAACAATAAAAGGATATTGCTTAACTCATTACACTCTCTTGTTCTGCAAAAGAAGAAAAGAAAGATATTCCAAAAATTTATAAACCTGTGTTGCATAACCAACTCTGGTGATATAAAATGGAGTTGGCTAATTTTTTGATTGAATTACTCGGTGGCTATACAGCTATTGACTATAAAGAGCTTAAAGCAGATTTGATTAATGCACAAGCAGAAATAAATTCAGAAAGAATAAAAGTTCAAGAAATAAAAGATGAACTCTCAAAGTACAAGCTTAAGACTTATCCTCACAATTCTATTGCGGAATTCAAAAGTTATCTTGAAGCAAATCTAAAGAAAACAACAAGATACCACAATACTTCTATGGGGAAAATTTATCCTGCTATATTTATCAGAACAAATAAGGCTACTGATGAAATGTTTGATAAATACATAAAAGATAATTTCTCAGACTTAGATTCATATCATTCAGATTTGATTGTTCAGATAATTACAAGATTCATTCATAACCTTGTAAAAATCAATGGCTATTCTTCTGACTTGAAAAGAACAGGAAAGATAGAAGATTGGTATAGTCCTGAAGATGCTTTTGAATTAATTTTAACTCAAAACGGCTCAGGAGATTGTGAAGACTATGGAATACTGCTTTATACTTTGCTAAGGAGAGCATTAATCATTACTGGATTTTCAGGAGAACTATGGAGATTGAGATGCTTCTTAGTAAACGTTATCGGCTCAGGTTACCATTTCTCTGTTGCTTGGGCAAAAGAAAGCTGCGCTGATTGGATAAATCTTGAAACAACTTTCTATGCAGATTCTTTTGATGATGTTTGGAGCAAAGATATTCCATTGAGAAATAATTGGCTTTATCAAATTGACTATTCATTTGATACAGAAACTTGCTATGAGAAAATATGACTGAAGAAAAGAAATGCCTAAGATGTGGGAGTTGCTGTTTTGTCAAAGACGGAGATAAAGTTTATCGGTGTAGATACCTCAAAGATTTGCCGGATGGAACTTATCTTTGCTCAATTTACAGCAGAAGATTAGGAAAGAGAATGTCATCAAATTACAAATGTGGGCTTATACAATATAGCTCATTTGATTATGAGAAATGTCCTTTTAATAAAGGAAAACCATTAGTACATCACAAAGAGGAATATTATGAAAGACTTAATCTTGGAAAGACAAATTGAATTAATAAGAGAGCTTTTGAATTTCCTTAGAGCTTCAGATTTACAAACAAGACTTCTTCTCACAGATATAAAAAAAGAATTGCAAGAAATAAAGAGTGTGATAAATAATGGAGATAAAACAAATATCGATAGACTTGATAAAACCTTATGAAAAAAATGCCAAAGAACATCCAAAGAGCCAAATTGATAAAATAAAGAATTCTATTAAAGAATTTGGATTTAATGTTCCTTTGATTTTAGATAAGGATAATAATATTATTACCGGACACGGAAGATATATTGCAGCGAAAGAACTTGGAATGACAGAACTTCCATGCATTAAAAAATCAGATTTAACAACAGCTCAAATAAAAGCTTTCAGAATAGCAGACAATAAAGTTGCAGAAAGTGACTGGATGGATGATTTCTTAAAAAGTGAGCTTTCTGATTTGCAGTTAGCAAACTATGATTTAAGTTTTACTGGTTTTGATACTGATGAGATAAATAAATTATTTCCTGAGAATAAAGCAATAGAAGAGGATGATTTTGTCCATGTTGGGGCTTATGAAAGGGCTAAAAATAACTGTAAAGTACAAAAAGGAGATATATACTCACTTGGGAAACATAGGCTTATGTGCGGTAATTCTACGCTAAAAAATGATATAAAGTTATTGGCAGATGGTAAAGAGTATGACTTAGTTGTAACAGACCCACCATATAATGTAGATTACTCAAATAAAAATGCATTTCTAAACAATTTAGACATGGGACAAAGAAGTGAAGTTCCAATACAGAATGATAACACAGAGAACTTCAAAGAGTTCTGTATAAGTTTTTTGAACCCGATACCTATGGCAGAATACAATTCCATATACTGTTTTATCGGAGGTAAAGAGATACATAACTTGATACTATCATTTGCAGAAGCAGGATACTATTATTCTCAAGACTTAAAATGGGTAAAGAACAATCACGTATTGGGAAGACTGGATTATAATCCTAAGAGTGAGAATATAATTTACGGTTGGAAAGGTAGACATAAATTTTATGGAGGATTCAATACAGACGTATTAGAGTTTAACAAACCTGTAAAGAGTGAAGAACATCCAACAATGAAGCCAATAGAGTTATTATCAAGATTAATTATGAACGGTTCACAAGAGGGACAAATAGTATATGATGCCTTTGGTGGAAGTGGAAGCACGTTAATAGCTTGTGAACAACTAAACAGAAAGTGTTACATGATGGAAATAGACCCAGTGTATTGTCAAATAATTATTAACAGATGGGAAAAATTCACGGGATTAAAAGCACAAAAAATAAATTAAAATTTTTAAAAAATGGCAAACGTATTCCCGAATCCAGACGGACAATTCAACAGAAAAACAGCAGTTGAAGCAGGAAGAAAGGGAGGAACTAACGGAAAAGGAAGTCATAGTTTAACAAGAAGTTTATCTCATAAAATAAGATATTATCAAAAAAAAGGTATGTCTGATGAAAATGCTCAAGAGATGTATGAATTTTTTATGGATTCTAAAGTCGGACTAACTAAAGCATATATTTTAATTGAAAAAATGTTATCAATGAGCACAACAACTTCACAGTTTAATATGGGTGTTCAGAGAATGCTTGAAATGCATAAGCAGATTCACGGAACTATAAATAAAAATCTTAATGTCAATACAAGCTTAGACAGAGAATCAGTAAGACCTCAGTTTGAGGAATTTATGAAAAGAGCAAAAAAAGAGGAGATGCATGAGAGTAAGTATAAAAGACATAGAAAAAATGTGGAAGGAAATAAAGGATGATGAAGAACTAAAGACGTTTATTCAATTGTCTTTTTCTTATCCTGAGAACATAGATACATTTGGCTTATCTTTCTTTCCTAAGCCTGTAAGTGATGACATTCCTGAATTTCTTTCCGAGATATATGAAGAACTCTTTGCCGATAAGAACTCGGCTATTGCTGCACCGAGAGGACATGCAAAGTCTACAATAACTGGCTTAATCTTTCTTATGTTCTGCATAGTAAATAATTTAGAAAACTACATTGTTTATATATCCCAGAATCATGCAAAAACAATACAATTTCTTACTCCGATAAGAACAGAATTCAAACAAAACCAGCTTCTTCAATTTATATATGGAAATCTATCTCCTAACTTTGCTAAGGATGAATATGGCAAAGATAAAGAAGATTGTTTTGACATTAACGGAATAAGAATAGAAGCAGTAAGCTTTGAGAAGAATCTGAGAGGATTCAAATATAACAATTTCAGACCAACACTTATTATCTGCGATGATATTGAAGATGACGCAAGAGTTTTGAATCCGGAGCTTAGAGCTAAAGACTGGAATAAGCTCAACAAAGTCATAATTCCATCTTTGGATATAAACGGAAGAATCAAGATGATTGGAACTATCTTGCATCAAGAGGGCTTACTCAAGAAAAAGATAGCTCAATATGGTGGAAGAATCTATACTGCATGCGATACTGAGTTTAAAAATTTCTTATGGGCTGAAAGATTTACAAAAGAGAAACTCTTGGCTATAAAGAAAGATATTGGCTCTGTGGCTTTCCAGCAAGAGTATCTAAACGACCCGATAGACAATACAAGCTCTTTAATTAAGCGAGAATGGATAAATCAGTGCTTAAGAGAAGATGTAAGCTATAATGAGCTAAAAACAGCTGTAAAAGAGAATAAAGAGAGCTATTCATTCATAGTTCTTGGAGCAGATTTTGCTTTCTCTGACAGAATTACAGCTGATAATAGTGCTTTTGTTTCGGTAGCAAGAAAAGATGATTATTTCTATGTCTTTGACTGCGATACGTTTAAAGGGCTCAGTATAATGGAACAAATGAGTATTCTGAAAGAAAAACACCAAGCTTTCAAATATGACCAGATGGGCTTGGAAGAAAACAGCATTAAGGCAATAAGCAAGAATATCTGGAGCTTTGATATGCCAATAAAACTATTCTGGACAGGAGCTTCAGACCAGAAAGGCAAAAGAAAAGCCGAATATGAATGGACCGGAAAAAGAAACACAGTCGGAAAGATTAATTTAATTCTCAGATTAAGCACGGCTTTAGAGAATAAAAGATTCATAATTCCTTATAAGACAGAAGAAGATAAAATAATTTCTGACCAGATTATTGCAGAACTTACTTCATTTGCTCTTGCTGATGGAAAACTTGTTGAAGCAGGAGTTCATCCGGATATACCTATTGCTATGGGCTATGCTCTTGAATTAATGGAATCAGGAAGAATGCTTCTGGACTTTGGTGTTGCATGATGAAAGTATTAATAGCTTGTGAAGAATCACAAACAGTATGTAAAGCATTTCGCAAATTAGGACATGAAGCATTTAGTTGTGATATTCTTCCCTGTTCTGGAGGACATCCTGAATGGCATATACAAGATGATGTATTAAAACATCTTAATGATGGATGGGATTTGATGATAGCACACCCACCCTGCACATATCTCTCAAATGCTGGTGCATGTTGGTTATTTAGAGGAGGCAAATTAAATCAAGAGAGATACAAAAATGGACTAAAAGCAAAAGAGTTCTTCATGAAATTATTGAATGCTAATATTCCGCATATAATGGTTGAGAATCCTGTTGCGAGCAAAATATTCAAGCTTCCGAAATATAATCAAATCATTCAGCCTTATCAATTTGGAGAACCATATAGTAAGAAAACTTGTTTATGGTTGAAAAATCTACCGAAACTTAAACCTACAAAAATAATTACAGACGGTATTACCCAATGGGTAAATGGAGGGAGCAAAAAAGCCGATGGAACACACAGGAGCGAATCTGCAAGAGCTGCAACATTCAGAGATAGCAAAACAAAGTCAAAAACTTTTGATGGAATTGCAAAAGCAATGGCTGAACAATGGGCTGTGGAGATAAAATGAATCCTGCACAATTCCTGCGATGTCCTTACTGCGAAAAGATATACATAGAGAGAGGAAAGAAAAGACCGAATAGCTTAGGCAAGTTCAAAGTAAAACAGATTGCTTCAAACAACAGCATGATATTCGAGTGCCAAAGATGTCTTGGAGTATTCAGGATAAGATTTATCGGAAAGATGCTTTTATGGACAGATTTGAGCATTGAAGAACAAAAGGCTTTCAGTGAAAAACCTTGGAGG